TGAGCATGATGACTTAGTGGACTCGATGACTCAGGCACTGTTACGGTTTAGAAGGGGCGGGTTTATACGGTTAGCGTCAGACGAAGAGGATGAACTTCCAAGTTTCAAATCTAGACGTGCGGTCGGTTACTACTAAGGATTAACTATGGCGACAAATATTGACAAAGGTTTATACGCGGCTCCCGAAGGACTCGAAGCTCTAGCAGTAGCAGAGCCAAACATTGAGATTGAAATTGAGGATCCTGAGTCCGTAAAAATTGGCGTCGATGGTCTTGAGATTGAGATCGAACCTGAAAAAGAATCAGACGAAGACTTTAGTGCAAACCTCGCGGAGTACATGGACGAGGGCGCTCTCCAAGAATTAGCTAACGAATTAACTGGTGATTTTGATAGCGACATCTCCTCAAGAAAAGATTGGATCCAAACGTATGTAGACGGCTTAGAGCTGTTGGGTTTGAAAATCGAAGAAAGAGCAGAACCCTGGGAAGGTGCTTGTGGTGTATATCATCCGATCCTCTCCGAAGCGTTGGTGAAGTTCCAGTCTGAAACCATGATGTCGACATTCCCTGCAGCGGGCCCTGTTAAGACACAGATTATTGGTAAAGAAACTCCAGAGAAAAAAGAAGCGGCAGAACGTGTCAAAGACGACATGAACTACCAGTTAACCGATGTAATGCAGGAGTATCGCCCTGAGCATGAGCGCATGTTGTGGGGCTTGGGTCTTGCTGGTAACGCCTTCAAAAAGATTTATATTGATCCAGGCCTTGATCGCCAGGTTGCCATGTACGTGCCTGCAGAAGATATTGTGGTGCCATACGGTGCGTCAAACCTAGAGGCGGCAGAGCGTATCACCCATGTGATGCGTAAGACGGAGAATGAACTTAAGCGTCTACAACACTCTGGTTTTTATCGGGATGTTGATCTTGGTGAACCCAACAACGTTTTAGACGAAGTTGAAAAGAAAATTGCAGAGAAGTTAGGCTTTAGGGCTTCGAGTGACGACCGTTACAAACTTCTTGAGATGCACGTTGAGTTGGACTTGCAAGGTCATGAACACAAAGACGAAGATGGTAAACCTACTGGTATAGCACTGCCATATGTTGTAACGATTGAAAAAGGTAGTAACACCGTTTTAGCTATTCGGAGGAACTGGAACCCAGATGATGAAACATATCAAAAGAGGCAGCACTTCGTGCACTACGGGTACATTCCTGGTTTCGGCTTTTATTGTTTTGGTCTCATTCATCTCATTGGGGCTTTTGCTAAGTCTGGCACCTCTATGCTTCGACAGCTTATTGACGCTGGAACCCTCTCAAACTTGCCGGGCGGCTTTAAGACCCGTGGTTTGCGAATAAAAGGTGATGATACTCCGATTGCCCCAGGAGAATTTAGGGATGTGGACGTTCCAAGTGGAACCATGCGGGATAACATTCTCCCCCTACCATACAAAGAGCCCTCAGTTGTACTAGCTCAACTGCTTGATAAAGTTATTCAGGAAGGCCGTGCGTTTGCTTCGGTAAGCGACATGAAGGTCTCGGATATGAGCGCGAATGCGCCGGTAGGCACCACACTGGCAATTCTAGAAAGAACCTTGAAGGTAATGAGTGCGGTTCAAGCACGTATCCATTACTCCATGAAGCAAGAGTTCAAGCTCTTAAAGAAAATTATTGCGGATTACACTCCAGATGATTACAGCTACATGCCCGTTGAAGGTTCGCCTCGCGCGAAGAAATCGGACTATGACAATGTTGAAGTCATACCGGTCTCGGACCCTAATGCAGCAACGATGGCGCAGAAGATTGTTCAGTACCAAGCGGTTCTCCAGTTGGCTCAACAGTCTCCACAACTCTACAACATGCCGCTCTTACATCGTCAGATGCTTGATGTCCTCGGAATCAAGAACGCGGCAAAGCTGGTCCCTATGGAAGACGATCAGAAGCCCCAGGATCCGGTTACCGAGAATATGAATGTCTTGCGTGGCAAACCCGTAAAAGCATTTATCTATCAGGACCACCAGGCCCACATCGCTACGCATATGTCTGCGATGCAGAACCCCAAGATTCAACAGATCTTAGCGATGAATCCCCAAGCGGCGCAAACAATGCAGGCGGTTATGACTGCTCATATTAATGAGCACGTTGGTATGGAGTACCGCAAACAGATTGAACAAATGATGGGTGTAACACTACCCGTAACTGGCGAGGATGACGAAGATTCCAAACCATTACCAGAAAGTGTTGAAGTTGAGCTATCTCGTTTGGTTGCCCAAGCTAGTCAAAAACTACTGGCCCAAGCACAAGCAGAGGCTCAACAGCAGCAAGCGCAACAACAAGCGCAAGACCCACTTATCCAGATGCAGATGCAAGAGCTCCAGATCAAACAAGCGGAGCAACAACGCAAGGCTGTTAAGGATCAGGTGGACGCAGTTCTCAAGGCACAACAAATTGCTGTTGAAGAAAAGCGGGTGGAAACGCAAGCTAAAAACGATGCTGATCGAAATAGATTTGACGCTCTAAAGACCGCGGCACAAATGCGGGACGAAAAGGAGAAGATGTTTATTAGCGAAGCGTTTGAAGCACTAAGACCTGAAAAGGAAAAGAAACCTAAGAAAGGTGATTAATGGATGCATTTGATGTTCTAGTACAAGAACTAGATAAAGACCTCGTACAAAAACGGGATTGGGTAGCTAGCGGACAAGCCAAAGACTTCGCTGACTATCAAAGGATGTGTGGTGAGATACACGGTCTGCTCATTGCGCGGCAAGAAATATTAGACCTGAAACAAAAGATGGAGCACTCTGATGAGTAATCTAGATTTATCACAAGCAATAGATCTAAATGCAGTACTAAACAAAGAAGCAGTAGAAAAAGCAAAGCAGTTACCAAAACCACAAGGTTATCGGATTCTTTGTGCCATTCCAGAAGTGGAAAAAGAGTTTGACAACGGTTTGGCAAAAGCAGATACAACCCTTCGTTATGATGAGTTGTTGACCACCGTCTTATTTGTTGTGGATTTAGGTCCTGATTGTTACAAAGATCCAGCCCGTTTCCCCAATGGTGCCTGGTGCAAAAAAGGCGATTTTGTCTTAGTACGACCAAACGCAGGTACACGCCTTGTTATTCATGGTCGTGAATTTCGCATTATCAATGACGATTCTGTCGAGGCGGTTGTTGACGATCCTCGTGGAATTAGTCGTAAATTTGTTTAAAGGAGCTAACAAAAATGGCTGAAATGGAAAAAGTAGAATTCGAGTTTCCAGACGAAGTTGAAGCAAAGGGTAAACAAGAAGCACCCCCCGCTGAAGAGCTGGAAGCCAAAGCTGCGCCAGAAGTAGAGATTGAAATCGAGGACGATACCCCACCGGAAGACCGGGGCCGTCAGCCTTTGCCAAAAGAACTGGTTGAAAAGCTTGAAGTAGATGAGCTAGACAAGTACAGCGCAGAGGCTAAAGAGAAGCTCGTACAGATGAAAAAGGTCTGGCATGACGAGCGCCGCGGTAAAGAGCAGGCAATGCGGGAACAGCAAGAAGCAATTGAAGCTGCCCGTAGATTGCATGAAGAAAACAAGCGGATGAAAGAACTCATCTCGAATGGCGAAAAAGAATACATCGCTGCTATGAAAACGGCAGCTGATCTACAGCTAGAAATGGCCAAAAAAGCATATAAAGATGCTTATGAATCAGGTGATAGCGAAGGTATGATGAACGCCCAGCAGTCTATTACCAACGCCACTTTGCAGCTAGATCGCGTTAAAAATTTCAAAATGCCTGCTTTACAGGAAGAAAAAAATGAGGTACAAATCCCTCAACAGACTGAAAAAGCACCAGAACCCGATAGACGGGCGATGGCATGGCAAGAGAATAACTCCTGGTTTGGCCAGGATGAAGAGATGACTGCCACTGCGTTGGGTTTACACGAAAAACTCAAACGAAATGGTGTTATTATCGGTTCTGACGAGTATTACAAACGTATTGACGAAACAATGCGTAAACGATTCCCAGAGCAATTTGAGGAACCGGAGGTTGAGAAACCAGCGGCCGAACCCGCTAAGAAGCCTAGTAATGTAGTCGCTCCTGCAACGCGCAGCACATCCCCCAAACGGATAAGGCTGACAAACACACAAGTTGCATTGGCGAAGAAGTTAGGACTAACCCCGGAGCAATATGCTCTTGAAATCAAAAAATTGGAGGCCCAAAATGGCTGAGAAAAGAATTGACCGCGAAGCAGAAGTCCGAGCAACCGTTGAACGTCCTAAGCAGTGGGCGCCCGCCGAGTTACTCCCAGAGCCCGACAAACAGGCTGGATACGCTTATCGTTGGATTCGTGTTGCATCTTTAAATTCGTCTGACCCACGTAACCTTTCTGCCAAACTCAGAGAAGGTTGGGAGCCAGTAGCAATTGAAGAGCAGCCACAATTTAAACTGTTAGTCGATCCCAATAGTCGATATAAAGACAACATTGAGATTGGCGGGTTGTTGCTTTGCAAAACTCCAAGTGAACTTGTTGACCAGCGTAACAAATACTATTCTGATCAAGCAAGTGCTCAAATGGAGGCTGTGGACAACGCTCTTATGCGCCAAAACGATCCTCGTATGCCTCTCTTTAATGAGAGAAAGACGACAAGCTCTTTTGGTAAAGGTAACTAAATTTAATTAGGAGTTTATAAATGGCTTATC